ATGACTTTCGAGGAGAACGGAATTTATTTAAGGGATACTTCAGGGCAAGAAAAGACTACTTGTCCTGAGTGTTCAAATGGTAGGAGAAAAACATCAGATAAATGCCTGTCTGTTAATATAGATGAGGGAGTTTGGCATTGTCATCATTGTGGGTGGAAAGGGTCGTTGAACAAAATAAAGAAAACACATAAAGTGCAAGAGGTCATAAAGCCTAAACCACCCACAACTAATTTACCTGAGAACGTCTATCAATGGTTTGAAGACAGAGGGATAACTAGGGCAGTAGTAGATGATGCTAAGATAGGATACGATAAGAGATGGATACAATTTCCTTTTTATAAAGGTGGCGAAGTAGTCAACATCAAATCAAGAACGGCAGATAAAAAGTTTAGACAGGAAAAGAATGCTGAAAAATGTTTCTATAGATTTGACCATATGCAAGGAATGGAGACTATTATAATTACAGAAGGAGAAATGGATGCTCTTTCTCTGGTACAAGCCGGATTTACAAATGTTGTATCTGTACCAGATGGGGCTACTGCACCCGGAAGTAATCCTAGCGATAGAAAGTTTAGCTATCTTATATCAGCAGAAGAGCATTTAATGAACGCTGAGAAGGTCATATTATGCACGGATTCAGATAAGGCAGGGTTACACCTAAGAGATGAGTTATCTAGGCGTATAGGTCGTGAAAAATGCTGTAGGGTTAATTACCCAGATGATTGCAAGGATATGAATGAGGTCTTGTCTAAGTATGGTGAGGAGCGTATATTGGAGATAGTAAGCAATGCGTACCCGTATCCCATAGACGGGGTGATTATGATTGAGGACGTTGTTGATGAGGCTATTGATTTATTTAATAAGCCTGAACATTTAGGTTTATCAACAGGATGGAAAGACCTTGATGACCATTATAGGGTTAGCTTATCTGAAGTTTCTGTAGTAACCGGTGTCCCTAATATGGGTAAATCAGAATGGATGGATGCCTTGATGATTAATATGGTTCAAAAGTATGGTTGGAAGTTTGGTATATTTTCAGCAGAGAATTTTCCTGTTAAACATCATTTGTTAAAACTTGTAGGAAAGTTTTCAAGACAAGCATTCTGGGGAGATGATAAAATGTCTGAGGATGTAGCTAGAGCTAGTATGGATGTTTTAAATGACCATATAAAATTTATAGGCACTCAAGAATCATCAGTAACGATAGAGTCTATAATGGAACAGTCCAAGGTATTGAATTATAGATATGGCTTGAATGGTCTTATAATTGACCCTTGGAATACCATAGAGCATAAGTTTGGGGATGGGGAAAATGAGACTAATTATGTTAGTAGGGTTTTATCTCAGTTAAATACATTTGCCAAAATGAATGAGATACATATATGGGTAGTCGCTCACCCTAGAAAGATGGAGAACGATGCTAATAGAAAACCAGTTGTTCCAAGTCCTTACGACATTTCAGGTTCAGCAAACTGGTTTAATAAAGCGGATAACGCCATTACAATTCACAGACATCGTTCAGAGGATGATGATTATGTTGGAGTCCATATTCATAAAATTAGATTTCAGTATAAAAATGGAAAACCTACATCGGGAAGTGAACCGGCAAAGTTAAATTACAACATAAGAACAGGCAATTATGAAACCTACACATCAAGAATTAAAGAAGATATTTTTAAAAAGAATACACAAAACAAAAACAACGACACCCAAGACACCCTTTTTAAGTGAAATGAGGGATAGATTATGGGAAGAATTTGATGTGGTGTGGGTTAAATACAACAACAACCAAGCTACATATGACCAATGGAAAAAAGCATTGGACAAGTGGCTTAATGCGGAGATAGTATGAAAGTAAAAAGATACATAGTTACTCCTGACAAACACTTTCCATTAGCTGATATGAAAGCTATAAGTGTTGTTTGTCAAGCTATAGAAATTATAAAACCAGATGGTTATATTGACTTAGGAGACACAGGAGAATGGAGTTCAGTTTCTCATTGGCAATGGAAGAAGAAGAAGAGACCACCATTAGAATACCAACTGCCTTTTGTTACTGAAGAGATTAAAAAGGTAAACGAGGGTATGGATATAATCGATGAATCGCTTGACAAAGCAAACGTAAAGGAGAGGCATTTTGTTGAAGGTAACCACGAAGACTGGCTTAATAGATTTGTTGAAGAAAACCCCTACCTTGCTACGGGTTTTTTGGTTAAGAATGCTCTTAAATTGGGACAACGTGGTTATAAATATCACAGGCTGGGAAAGATGCTCAAGATTGGTAAACTTAACTTTTATCACGGACATCATTTTGCTGGTATTAATCACACTCGAAATCATCTTCTTCGTCTTGGTGGGAATGTTATGTATGGACATCATCACGATATTCAGCAGTCTTCTGTCACTCATATAGATGGAGTTAAGTCAGCGTGGTCAATAGGATGCCTGAAAGATATGAGTGCTGATGCCAATGAATGGTTAGGGAACAGAGAACACAACTGGCAACACGCATTTGCAATTGTTGATTTTTACCACTCTGGATACTTTACAGTACACTTAGTACAGATAGTAAACGGAAGAACATCGTTATGGGGTGAAGTTATAGTTGGTAAATAGTTGCAACTAATATTTTTAATTAGTTAGATTGTGTTTAGGCAATACATATAATTAGAAATGGCTTAACTGTTTGTTTGGTTTATTCAGAATATTAACAATTTAAATAATACTAACACTAAATGTTAAGCCAGAAAATTACTAGGAGAACAGTATGATAACACAAGGAAAGTTCAGGGTTGAGTTCCCTGAAGACTTAACACAGGAAGAGATTGATGCCATTAGAATGATGGTGGTCAAACTCTTAGAGCGTAACAACTGCAAAGTAATTCCAATTAAATAGAACTTAAAACAAGAAAACACAAGGAGACTCAATGAGCCAAAACGAAACACTAAAGATACAAAAAGATACAGACAATATCGTAGAATTTTTGTATAACACACCAAAGACAGGCACTAATAATTATGGTGCTTGGCATTTGTACGGAGTGATGCACGAAGGAGTAGAGAAAGGAATCTTTGCTACTGACTACCTTAATGATAAACTTAGGTTTTATCGTAAGGGAGACAAGGTTAATATCCGTAAAGAAGAGGTAGGTGGAAAGACTGTCTGGAATGTTGTACCTGAAGAGGGGACTAATGTAAAGAATGTCACTAACACTACGCTTGGAATTGACGATAGAACACACGACATCCACAAACAAGTATGCCTTAAACTAGCAGTTGATATGGCAGTTAAAAAAGATATGCATACTATAATAACAGATGCAGAGCAAGTTATAATTGAAGCAAATATGAAAGCTCTCCTCCAAGTTCTGGAAGGTACTCCAGACACTCACACAAACAAAGACAAGGACGATTTTCCGTTCTAGGTGAAAAAATCATTATCAAACAAGTTAGACAAAGCGTGGGCAGACAAAGTAAAAGAGTATGGAATGTGCGAAGCCTGTCACAAAACGAAGCCCCTAAATGCCCACCACTTTTACTCACGTTCAATACGGGCTGTACGTTGGGATGTTGATAATGGTTTTTGCCTGTGTGTTGGATGCCACGTTTTTTCAAGTAAGTTCTCCGCCCATAAAACTCCGGCAGAATTTGTCGAGTGGGCAATTGATAAGCGTGGCATTTCTTGGTATGAAGAGTTGAAAGAGCGTAAGAATACTCTTATGAAATACAAAGATGCCGATTGTGAAGATTTATTAGAAAAAATTAAAGAGAAATCATTTGACATATAGTAAATTTATTTAGTATATTGGCATATATTAGGAGAACATAATGAAACAAGTAACAGAGATAAATAGAATACAAAAGAAGTTGTCAGATGTATGGAGCTATACAGAGCTAGAGATGTCTGACTTCTCAACAATAGGTCTTAAAAAGCATTTAGCTAAGATTAGTGACATAGTCAATGATGTTTTGTGCGACCTAGAAGAATTAAACAATTGTACAGTTTGCCGTACAGAAGTATGTAATACTTGCATCGATGATATGGCAAAGGAAATGGGGTAAAGAATTGCCCCACACAAAAATTCTCTTGTCTGAATATTGGATTTCCATAGGAAAGAAGAGTTTAGAAAAAAGGATGACAGTGAATGGTTGGCTACCAATGGGGCAAAAAAATTAATGCTGAGTTTACTATGCCAATGGACTCGAGATAAACTGACTAATAAGGTATGTGCTGTGAAAATCAGTAATGTAACTCAGCAACAATTAATACAAAAAAAGGCAGAGACAGTAAGAAATTTCATCTTCCTGTTATCAATGACAATCCGACCTCTCTGCCTAACTTTGTTAAGACTTAACAACTAGGAGAATACTATGACTTGGTTTTACATAACAGAAGCACTACAAACACAGGCGTTTGATGTGATACTTAATACATTTTTTTGGGTTTGTCTTTGGGCATCTATGACCATTAGGCTAAATAGGATAGAGGATAAAATATAATGAAAAAATATTTGTTAAGGAATGCATCCGGTGGCATTGTTAATCTACCATCTGAAATATGGCAAGACATAGGTTGGAATATTAGTGATGAAATTGAAATAAAACATAACAGAATTGCAGGAAAAAATGTTATTGTAATTGAAAAACTCAGAGATGTAAGTGAATGGAGAAAAGAAGAAGAGGAATTATAATGATAGCACTACAACAAGTATTAAATCTTGGTTTAGAACCATTAAGCAATGAAGAATACTTTAAAATAAATCATTTATTAGATAAGAAATTTAAAAGTCCTAAAAAACTTTTAAAGAATTTTAAAAAATGTTTAAAAGGAAGATACGCTTTATTAGTTTATGAAATAGATAATCCAAAAATTGCTTATAGCGTTGATACGCAATTACTTGAGAAAGTAAAAAATAATTTATTTGAATTTCTTAAAAAAGCATCACTTACAGAAATTAAAGGAGAAAAAGAATGATTATGTTTGATATAGCAGAGTGGGTTGCTAATATACTTGTGCTAGGGATTGGTATGTTCTTTTGGTCTTTATTTTTTGGCATATCATTTCTTATAGTAACTGAACTATCAGAAAGAGTAAGAAGTGAAAGTTAAAGATTTCTTTAAATGGTCAGACAAGATGCAGAAAGAAGAGAATCGTCTGATGAAAGTTAAAGGTGAAGAGTATACTGTATCAGATGAAGATAAGTTCAAGAACTTCAAGAGCATTGGAGAAAGAATGAATCTTGATGCAGAGCAAGTATGCCTTATTTATCTATTAAAACATATGGATTCCATCCGCAATTACGTTCTCACAGGCAGTGAAGTATCCGAAGAGCCAATTACAGGCAGAATACAGGATGCACGGAATTACTTATTACTACTGGGTGGAATTATATATGAAAAGAAATGGGAAGAAAAAAAGTGAGCAAAAGTTTGGCTCTATACAATGGGTCATTGATGCCTTAGATACTCCTATACGAGAAACTAATTACAGAGAAAATCATAAGACTGATGAAATAAGGGCAGACGAAGACTTATCGTGGTGTCCTATGTGTCGTAAGAAATGGAATATATTCCAGAATGAATTATGGAGTTCTTCAGATATTAAACTTTGGAAAGAAAAGATATGTCCAGACTGCGATTCCCTTGTAACATAAAAGATGGTAAGATGACCCTCACAGATAGAGAGGAGTTTGACAAGGTTATATCTAAGTTACAGGGTGATTATTATATTGAGCTAAAAGAAACCGGTGTACGTTCTAGTCAGCAGAATAATTATTACTGGAACGCTGTAAGGATAATAGCAGAAGAGCTTGGTTATACTGATAATGAAATGCACGCTACTATAAAAAATCATTTTGAAGTAGAAAGCACAAAGACCCTCTCAACAAAAGAGTTTGCCAGTTTTATTGAGAGGTTAGTGCGTTGGTCTGCCATAGAGTTAAATATTGTTATACCTGACCCTTAATTACCAGCTTTCTTCAATTTTTAATTTTAAATTATAAACTTGACTTGCTACTTGAGTAGCAGAAAATCCTTTATCTAATAATCTAAAAATACCATAATCTCCTTCACTTGTTGAATTTTTATCAATAGTAAACAAAAAAGGCAAATGTTGACCAATTATTTTTTGATAAAAAGAATTGTGAACTGTAAGTGTATCAAACCACTTACTAGCTGTAGTAGAGTGCCAATCTTCTGAAAATAAATCTGTATCACTAAGATAGCTAAAACTTAATTCGTGACTTACCCTTCCATTCTTTTTTAAATAATAATAAGTTTCTGAACCAACACCGCTTGTGTCAGCATCAAGACCAAATGGGATTGATGCGTACCAAGATGGTTGACACAAAGAACTTGCATTAGAATATGAATTGCCACCTAATGATTTTTGCACTTTTATATTTGGATACTCAACGGATGTTTTTATGTCTAAATCTGGAGTTTTAGGAAAATCAAAATACTCTCCATACATTATGCTTCCTATAGCCACGTCTGATGCGAAAACTGCCGATGTCCCACCAGTATCTTTAAATGTTATTCTAAGGTATTGATTTGCCCCTGTTATTGTTGGAAAAGTAATTAGTGTCCATCCATTGTTGTCAGCTTCTATAAAATCAGTATTGCCACTAATTGTGCTTTGAGTAGCATTTATTTCCTTAGTATGATTATCAGAGCTAGAAACTAATGTGACACCACTAGACATAGTAGAACTATCTGAAACTTGAACCTTGAACATACATTCTGAATCAAGAAAATTGTGTCCGAGTATTGCTAAAAAATTAGATTCTCCTAATGAATTTGTAAAAAGAGACGTATCAAATTGAATATAAAATGATTGATTTGTACTATCTATTTTAGCATAGTTAGCAGGTTTCATATCAAACATATTTGACTTTGAACCAGAGTCAAAAGCAACAGGAGTAGAGCCATCATCTTGAAGCATTGTAATATCGCTTAAACTATTGTAGCCATTTGCTAAATTAAATGAAATTAAATCTGTGTAGACTCTAGGAGTCCCAAATCTATTATGCGTTCCCATTATTAATCCTTTGTTATTTCCCTTGCTTTAATTGAAATTAATCCTAATTTTCTTGTCATTGATGTAATCATAAATTTTATACCAGACCAAGATGATGAGTTGTAACCCATTGGAGATTTTGGAAACATATTTGTATTATCAAAATCAATAACCGAACCTACTTCAAGAGGATTTAATGGATTTGATGTATCATTAGCAGTTACCCATTTAGCAGGATTTATAATATCGCAAGATATAATTAATTTTATATCTCCAAAAATATTGTCATAATATGTATAAAAGTCATCATTTGGATTTGAAGAAGGAGATGTTGGAATATCTGTTTCTGCCCCAGAACCTACATACGCATCTAATGAAACAGTAGAAATATTTTCTTTAGATTGTATGTTCCATTTTGCTCTAGATGTATTATTTGAACATTCAACTTCTGTTAAATAAGATGACCTAGCAGGATGCTTTCTATATTTTATTACTTGCTTTGTAAGTAATTCGCTAAGAGCAGAAGGACTTAATGTGACTTTAGAAATATCCTCTTTATTTAATGTAACATCTGTAGATGAATAAGAATCTTTAATAAACACATACTGACCTGAACCATCAAATCTATATCTAAAAATAAATCCACCTTCATATTGTAATTTTTCTAATTTAGATTTAAGAGAAACAGGTTCAAGTTCCCAATATCTTATTTTCCAATCTTTTGCGTGGTCTAGTAAGTTATCATTAGTTCCATTTCCCCATCCTTCAGGTGTGGATGTAGAAAAATTTGTAAATCTCACAAGCAAATCTCTATGAGTTTCGTGTATTTCAGTTATAGCAGATGTATCACTCCAAGCATCCTTAACTCCATTCCCACCTGAATACCAAAACTTTTCATCCCCTAACCTTTTTAGCTCATCTTTGTCACTTGAATCAAATGCCGTATATATAGTTAACTTTACAGAACCAATAGACAAAGTACCATTAGAGCCAGATGTTTTATTAGCAACAATAGTCCATTGAGTGCCAACTTTTATATCACTATTAGAAGAATAAATAAGAGTAATATCTTGAGCTTGATAAGTGTCAGCAGAAAATGTAACATTAACAGTTCCTCTGTTTGTTGATTCATCAAAAATATTAAAATCAAAAGCCCCAGAAGTGCTATATTTTGCCCTTATTCTTACAACTCTTATAGAATGGGTACTCCATTTTTCAGAAACACTTGTAAAACCTAGTAAGTAATTATTTCCACTGGTCACTGATGCTGTAGAGGCGGTGTCAATATCTCTATCAAATGCTAAATGTGTATTAGTAAACTCTGTTCCTGTTCCTGCTGGATTTCTACTTTCGTGTGCAAACACTTTACCTACAGCTAACCTAGAAGTTAATGTTTCAAGGCAATTTTGATTTTCAATAGTTTTTGTTGTGTCATTTTCAGCTCCAGTAGAACTCATAAGTGGTAAAAAAACATCTCCTCCTTGAAAAATATTAATATGACTGTTTGATAATGAGCCATATGCTCTTGGCATTAATGTTCTTATAACTTTCTCATCTACACCCAAAGAAGGAACTGGATATAATTTAGCATCGCAAAAAGCAGGTGTATCTTCAAAGCTATCATTAGGGGTGTAGTCTCCTGCAACATAAGGAACATATACTTTAGAAGTCAAGGTTGTATCCTGCGGAAATGTAATAAAATCCCACGGCTGAGGAGATGCCATTGTAATTTTTATTTTAAATCCATCTGTAAATATATTTGTTACCCTGTAAGAACCTATTTGAGTTGGGGTATCTTCGTTTATTTTGCAATATATTAAAACAGTTTGATTTATATAGTTATTAGCCCCACCAAATAACTCTTTACTAATTAAATAATCATTGTACATAAAATCTGGTATTTCAATATACATATTAGAAGTTTTTGATGTAGAGTTTTTTAAAATAATTGTTTCTCTAATAGATGGAGAGTTTGTAATTGCACCAGTATAAAAATAATCTTCGTAAACAACATCAGAGAATGAAAGTGCCAAAAAATTATTCCAAAATATTGATGAATTATCATTATGACTATCGGCAGAAGTACCTAATCTAGCTCTACTTATAAATATTAAATCTCCTGATTTTTTTGTAATAAGCAAAATTTCATTGTCTATTTTAATATGGTCTCCAACATTAAAAACATCACCATCATCTACAGTAAAACTTGTTGCAGTATCTGAAAACCCTCCAGAATCGTCTACTAAGTTAGCTGACCCATTTGCCTGCAAAACTTGACTAAAAGAACCATCGCCCTGACCATCTGATGAGCTATGGTCATATCCCAGTTTAAATAACCAATTTTCTTTAATATTGCCTAAATTTATTGAACTACTGTAAGCCATTATGCTAAGTTATTCCTTTGTGCCTCTTCAATAGCAGGAATTATAGTGTCTAAAATAGTTTCATCTACCAATGGAGCAGACACATTTATTGTTATTCCAGTTGCATTGCCTTGATTCATTTGATTCAATGTTTCTACCCCTATTGATTGCACAGCATTTCTTGACATTACAAACTCACCTTGCTCTGCTTCTATTATAGTTCCGCCCTGAGAGTGTCTTCTTCCACCAACTAAACCACCATCTTCAAAAGATGCTGAAGCCATTGCTTTATGACTAGCAACACTTGCAGTAGAAGCCGCTAAGCCTGCCGCCGCCGCACCCCCAAATGTTGAAGTAGAAGCCATTGATGCTGAAGTTGAATATGATGAGGCTAATGCCGCACCAGTTATCCTTGCAGACAAAATAGCTTGTGATTGAGATGCCTTTGCAATAACTTCATTGGCAATAGCTTGTTTTAATTGTTCTTTTGCCAAATTTGCTAAAAATGAAACAAATGCTCTAGCTGTAGATTCTAAAATTGCTTTTTTCTTATTTTCAAATGACATATCCAAATCTATTATACTATCTATAAATGTATCATAACCAGCAACAAATGAATTATATAATATACTTTGCTCTTCAAGATTTTTTAAAATCGTTTCTGTTTTTGATTGCTCAGTAAACTCTGTGATTGCCTGCTCATTTAATTTCATTTCTCTAAATTTTTCTGCTTGCAAATCTATTTGAAGCATTTGAAATTCTATATTATTTGCATACAGTGTTTTATTTGCTTCTGCTATTTCTCTAATAGCATCTTGTTCATCTTTTAAAGCCTCTTTTTGTTTTTCTTTCTTTTTTTGTAAAAATTCTTCTTCTACTTTTAATTTTTCATTTTCTATATAAGTAATATAAGCTAATTCAGTTAATCCAGCTTGTTGAAATCTTTTTTCAAGCTCATCTATTTGTTGAAGTCTAAATTCTTTTGTATCTTTAAAAACTATTTTTCTTAAATCAAATTTTTCTTTTTCTTCTTTAATAAGTTTATTAAGAAACAAACCACTAACATCTTTTCCAAATAAATCTTCATCAATCGTTAACCCTAATACTTCTTTATTAAATTCATCAATAACTTCATTTGCAACGTCGTCAATATTGCTAGGAGCATTAAATTTAAAATCTATTTGAGGTCTTTCTCCTTCAGGTAAAGCAGACTTAAAAAATTTATCTCTTGTAGTCTGTAACTTTTCCAACATTTCATTTGAGTTATCTAAAGCATCGTGAAAAACTTGAAGACTAAAAATGTTAGCATCGCTTTTAAGAATCTTTAAAGAATCAGTAAGTTGAATTACTTGACCCATTAATGTTTTAGTAGGGTCTATAACTATGTCAAATCTTTCTGCATATTCTTTTACAAATTCTTCCCCTTCTGTTAATGTGTCGTAATAATCTAAATTAACAGATTTTGTTTTTGTAGTTATTTCAATTAATTCTCTTAAATTATTTAATACAGTAGCAGATTCTTTTGATAATTTACCAAATGCAGGTGATAATATTTCACCTACTGCAACAGATAAGTTTTGAGAAGCGGCAGTAAATGAATTTATATCATCCCTAGTTGTTAATACCTCATCTCCTAAATCAGCAACTTTTTTTCTAGCAGACTCCATTGTTGCCTCAAGAAATGCTTGTTTTTTCTCAGCATCAGTTAAATCTTTTGTTGCTTTACCTAATTTTTCTGCATATGCTTTATATGCTTCCTCTGACTTTACTATAATACCAATGTTATCAAGCATAAGCCTTGACTGTCTTCCTATACCAGTTACAAGTGACTCAACTGATTGTGCAGTATCCTTTCCTAATGCCCTTCCAAGTCTTTGTGCAATGTCAAACATTTCTGCCATTTCATCTGAATTTTTAGTTACCCCAAGAATCATAGCATTGTTTGCTTGTTGAAATAAATCAAATTGAGACATAGTGTTATTAGTTGCTTCTGTAATCTTTTTTAATGAAACAGTTAATCCATCCGATTCTCCAGAAAGAGTTGCAAAAGCAGTCCTCATTGCATTAACTCTAGATGACTCAGCAACAAGTTTGCCTATTTGGCGAATACCCAAGCCCATTGCAAAGTTAAAAAGTAATAATTTAGACCTTAAAACAGAAAATGCTCCTCCCATTCCAGCTAACTCAGATGTTCCATTTCTAGAAGAATGACCTAAACTAAATAAATTTTTATTACTTTTTTGTAAATTAGTATTATATTTTTTTTGTTCAGTATTGACGTTTTTAATAGTATTTTTTTTGTTTTTTAAATTTTTTACATATTGCTTTGTTGCTTGATTTATTTTAGCTAAAGCAAGGTCATTTCCTTTCAAAGCATCTTTATACATTTTTAAAGGAAGATTTAAGTTTTTTAAATCTTTACCTTGTAACTGAAGTTGTATTCTAAGTTTTTTTAATGAATTTTTATTTTTATTATTAGACTTTACAATTCTTTCATTAAAATCTCTTATTTTTGCTTGTGTATTTAATAACTTTTTAGTGGCATTATCTAATTCTTTAATCTTAGCAGATAATTTATCATCACCCCTAAATACAATTTTTATTTCATTTTGTGCTGACATTTTTTATTGCCTTTGCTTTTTGCCTTTCTATTAAATTATTTAATAAAAAACTTTTTTGTACCCATTTTCTTGGTTGCTCTCCATAACTGCCCTTATATGGAGATATGTTAAACTGCCTTGAATACATAAATCTTGATATATCTTTTTGTGCTAATTCATTAATCATTATATTACCGCAAGAAAAAAAGGGTAGTTGAGCCATCACTGATTCAGCGATATACAAATTACTACCCTCTTTAATGTGTTTTTCTGTTTCCTCTATTAAAAGCCGAATAACAGTCCAAACATCTTCATCTGATGTAAAAGTACGAGTTTCGTATTTTCCCTCGATTAAGATAGGAATTTGAGCCTCATAGGGGTATTCGTGATGCATACACCCCTCACACCTTTTATCTAGTAAGAAGTTTGCTTCTAATGTGAGGGATTCTACTCCCCCAAGCGTTGATGTTCCTGTACTGCCAAAGACAGTTCATTCTTCTCATCCTCACTTAAAGACTTAATAAATTTATCATCAGCCTTAACAACACCTTTACGAATCCAAGCAGTTCTTGCTTTTGCCAAGTTAGTGATAGCTACAACTTCATTTCCTTCGTACCTCATTTGAGGCAAATCATTGCAGTAATCAATATCGTCTACAGACATTTCTTTTAGTTCGATTGTTTTTCCTGTAGATAACTTCATTAACTTGTTACGTCAACAGTGATAAGTGGATTAGTTCCATTGTCAACTGATTTTAATGCAATATCTAACATCATCATATCTCCTTCAGATAAGGCAACATTAGTATAAACAGCATTATCTACATTAATACCAAAAGCATTATCATTTATAATTACAAATGAATCGCTTGTATTGGCGGCTGTTTGAACATCGTAATCATTAATCATTGTTTTGGTGTTAGCATCGTATTTAACTTGAGCTTCTGTATTAACTGCTATTTCAGCACCTCTACCAACTACCTCATATCCTGTAGTAGTAAGCCCAGAAAAAACAGCAGGATGCTCTATGGTTGTTGAAAATGTATTTAAAACAATTTCTTTACCCATTGCCCTTATCCCAGTTCCATTTGAAAGTTTAGGAATATCTGTATTAGCGTAAGCCGTTATAGTAGGAGTTGCCGTTGATGCTAAATCTGGTTTTTTGCCTGTTTGCAATGTAACAGAAAATTTATACCTACCACCCTCTGAGGTAGCATCTGCTGATACTGTAAAACTTGTCACTACGCATCCAAAAAACTCTAATGCTTGTTGATTAGTTACATCAGATGGTTGCATTACTAGTGTTAGCGATGAACAATTATTAGTAACAGCATCTCCATATCTTTGGTCTGTTCCATTATGACCAGAAGCTACTATTCCATTTTCTGAAGAAGTGTTATTAGTTATGTTTTGTAATAGTTGTTTATGAGCCGCATCGCTATGAAGCGTACCCGATAAAGATATTTCAGACACTCTTAATATACTGTCTTGAAAAAAATCTTCATCTTTAAATGTTCTTCCAACCCCACTTCTTACATCAAGAACTTGATTGGGGTTTAAGGAAGGCATACTTACTGAGTCAACGTCTAATTGTAACATTGTAGAACCAATGCCAGTTGCTCCTGCATTAGTAGCATCAGAAACAATTGCAACTTTCCATTCTTTTGGTGAAAAAACTTTTGCTGAAACTGCCATTATTTATCTCCTTTTTTTGGTTTTTGAGCATCAATTTTAAACAAATGCTCCAAGTTATTTAAATTGCTTACTTCTATGCTTTTGCCACTTTGAAGTTCTTGCCACTCTTCAAAAGAACAACCGCACTCTTTCCAGCAATTTGGCAATTTATCATTTTTATTTTTTAGTTTAACTTTCATATCTATTCCTTATTACTTTAAGATATATTTCCCATATATGAACCTCGCCATTCCCATCTTACAACATTCAATCCCTCTATGACTTCCTCAGCTTCTTCTTTTGCATTTATTCTAGCCGTTTCAAATCTGCCATTATGAAAAATGTTATTTTGATTGTTAAAAAACAAGGCTTCTATATGTGATACTTGACGAAGTATATGTTCCCAAGTATCTTTTTTTACCATTTTTTCTTTAAATGTATACGATACATCTAAAATGTATTCCCTAGTTTCTGCTGTTGCATTATACTCAACTAAGTCAGAACCTACTGGATTAAGGCGTATAGACTGACTGCCCATATCCTTAAAATCTCCTGTGTAAACTGGGATACTTCCTGCAAACTCATCATTAAGAAAAGTTCGGATAGTATCCAAAATCTTTGTTTCCCATATATTAACAAACGTAATTGGCATTATCTACGAGTCATATTAATAGAGAAAGGCATACCAGAGTCATCTAGTGATTCATTTTTGCCGTGAAATTCTATTTCCCATTTGTCATTAATAGTCGCTGTATCGGCTGTATCCCCTGCAAATCTTAACTGTACACCACTTGTAAGTGTTTGATATTGCCCATTAATTGTGTCTATATAGTCAGCACTTTCGCTGTTATTCATTCTTTCAGCACCAAGATTGTCTCCATCCTTTAGCCATACTGAATATTTAGCAGTTCCTAACGCCCCTGCTGTTGTAATCTTTACTCCTACCCTATCATAAATATCGTAGTATTCACCTCTTGTATCTACAATTCTTAGACTACCACTAACAGACACTTCTCTAATAACACCCTTACCAGCATCTCCAGTAACTTGCCAAGATAGCTTAGTAGTGCCTTCATTAAGAGATAGAATGTTTTTCTCTGCTTCATCAAACAAAGCATCTGCTATTTCTGATGTTGGCTGTGATGCTCTTAATAAGAATGAACAGGCAAGTAGTGCTGTTGTTCTTACAAGTATGTAGTCATAGTTACCATCTTTGTCTTTGAATTGTTTTCTGGGTAGTCTGCCATCAAGCCTAGAATCAAGGTACTTTTCGGCATTTGATATATAGCGTGTTTTTAGTGTTGCCCAATCGTCACCAGACTCCATCAACATATCATTGGGGTTTGTGGCACTATTATAATAATAAACAGCATCTAACGTGGACTCATAGAACCATTCTCCATTTGCATCGACTACACCACTATTTGCTTCAGCATCACCGAGGTCTTGCCCGTTTGCAAATAATTGAGTAACCAAACCACTGTTATCTGCCCTGTATAAGCTACTGCTATGGACTACCCAGCCATATATAGGAGTTTTTGTATCGAACTCATCGATTGACGGAAATACGTCTTTTAAATCTCTGTTTGTGCAATATGCCATATTGTTCCTAACTTAATATCTAAATGTTTTTAATACAATACAAAATGTTAAGAATTAACTTTTTATTTCTATATGTACAAGGTCATCAAAGTTATTGTCTTTAATTTCACCATCAGAGTCCCAATCTCCACCCCAACGGACTTTAAGATTAAGTGCTTTTGCAATGCCTCTAACCATTCCCCCCATATAATGAAACCTTTCTCTGTCATCCCAATCTATTGGGTATGGGGCAATATCAACTGCCTTACCTTCCATATGCTTAGAATACTTAACCTTAGTAGCACCTTTTTTTAATAATTCTTGCTGACGTTCAGCAGAGCGAAGCCCTTCTATAACAGTAACATCCATAATTTTAATTAATTCATTCAAAACATTGACTAGCTTTGAATCTACACCTTTGAGTCTATCACGACTCCGCTTACCGAACTTATACATTACTTCTTCTTCTTTTTCATTAACTTGCGTTTTTTCTTTGGCTTTGCTTTGCCAAAGCCGTATCCTTTACCTTTTGGCATTATTTCCTTCCTCTTTTTTTTATCTTTTTAATCTTACCATTCTTAGTTCTTGCGAACTTGTGTGTTTTTGTTTCTCTAATTAAAGTACCAGAGTAACGCTTACCACCCCACTTCCAACTTACTTTTTTAGCCATTACCATTTCACCTTATTTGCCCAATAAGCGGCACTCATCTTACCCCTAGCAATGTTCTTACGATGCCTTGCTTTAAAAGATTTTCTTCGTGCTTTTTGTGCTTTTGATTTAGGTTTTTTACCAGCACCACTAACTCCCTGCTGTCCAAATCTTATTAGCTTTACTTTATTACCTACCTTTGCAAGTACAACGTGAGACTTTTTAGGATGATTAGGAGTCCTTTTAGGCTTGTTATATCCACTTAACCTATTTCTAGTTAATCTTGAATCACGTTTTTTAGGCATTACTTACTTCCAAAAACCTTTGAAAAAAAGCCTTTCTTTTTTTTCTTGCCTTTTCCTTTGACTTTCTTGCCCTTCTTTTTCTTTTTCTTTATGTCTTCCGTATTATATGCCATAACATTATATGACGGATGAGTAGTTGCTTTTATTTTTGTGCTATCTGTTTGCTCAGATAGTGTTAGTATTAATAGAATTGTTAGCATTTACTTACCCTTAAACAATCCTTCTACTATATCAGTGATAACATCAACGCACTTTTCAAAAAAGATTTGTTCTTTTTCTTCTGATACGAAAGGAATGTCAATACGTTTATTAATAGCAGTAGCAATGTTTTCTGTCATTTCATCTGACCCTAAATGCTTAACTGCCTCTTCTCTCATTTTATCTGCTTGTTCTTCAGCGAGCTTTACAAGCATTGATTTTATATCCATTATATGAACCTCATTATTACGTTTACGATTACTGGGAAACTCACAACCGCTACTGTTCCCCAAACTTGCATTTTTGCTAATTCTGTATCGTGATTAGCAACCTTACCATTTAACTTTTCTAAATGTTTTTCTATTCTGTGTAAAGTGTTAAATATAGTTCTTTGACGTTCATCAAATTTAACCATCATCGTAAGAAGGTTCTTTTCATCTTCCATTAACGACTTCCCCCACCATTTATCCTGCCTGACATATAACTTATTTTGTCTGACAAATCATCTAATTCTTTCATCATAGATTCATGCCTTCTATTCCTTTCATCGTTTTGCTGTTCTGATTCACGCTGTATCCTATCAAGCAACTTTAACAATATGCCTTCTACGTTTGATGTACTTCCTTCTGTTTTTGCTATATCAACTGAAATCTTATCTAAACTTTCATTCTGTGCTGATTGAGATTTAATAAGATTTGTTATCATAAATCCAAATAAAAGTGAAAGTACGCCTGTAGCACCTAAAGCCCCGTAGGCTTCCAACATTGCTGTTGTGTCCATTAATTTCCCTTACCTAATACCTTTGAAAGAAGAGATTTATTGACCTCTTCTAATTCTTGTTCTTTGTATCTTTCTAATCGACTTACTCTTTCATCAAGCAATTGTTCATATTCAATTAGACTTTCCTTTATATACTCTATCTCGTTTTTATTATTACTAATACTTTCTCTTAGAGTGTACCAAGCACCAGTAAGTGTAAATACAAGAAATACAATTTGAACTGCCCATTTAACTGATATATGCAATTGCAATTCATCATTTAATGGTTTGCTCACTTAACCTCCCAGCCACAAACAGACCAGCCAGAGTCACACCCTGTCAGTATAAATATAATTAATAGAAATATTATAAGATGTCGAAATTTCATAATTAGTTCTGTTTGTTATCACAATATCATCCACCAAGCCATAGCAGTTTCTACAACAATATCCGCAATAGTGTTGTATGCCCATTTTCTTTTACTTCCATAGGGTTTCCAGTTTTCTACATAGTATTCAAATACTTCCCAAATAACACCAACAATAAACACACTCATTACGCACCAAAAGTTAGTCCATCCCCACCATTGAAACACTTTACATAAGAAAGCTCCAGCCGCTATATGATATGATGTCCAACCATCTAGCTGGCTTGTTTCTTTTTGCCATTTTACTAATTTTAATAACGGGCTATTCATTTAGTTACCACCTTATTATTTACTAATTTATGTTTTACTATGTCGATACGCCCTTGACTACTTCCGTGTAGTTCAGTACACTTATTTACATAAGCAGTTTCTACAACTTCAAAAGAGTTTGACTTTTTTACAATTTCTCCACTTACAGCAAGAAAATAATCGTATGAGTCTGGATATTTAAGCGATTCCATTGTTCCATCGCTTAATTGAATTGTTTTAGTCATTCCCTTTTTGTTATTTCTATGAATAACAATATCGTGGTCAAGGGAGCATCGCCTTATAATCATTACTCTACTTCAGCCTCTACGACTTCAGGTTCAACTTTAGATTCTAAAGATAAACGAAGCATGTGTACTTGACCCTGCTTCCATCTTTCCAATCGGTTTATTTGTACTTGATAATTGTTTACATCTTCAAGTATTTGTTTTTGATAATCAGTCATGTCTTCGATTACATATTCTTTATCATCGAGATTCAAGACTGGCTTCGGTTCGATGTCCTTCTTAGCCATTATTGACTCCTTGTGTTAGTTAATTAATCTTTCTTACTATCTTCATACGCTTTCTTAATATCATCTGTCCATAGTGCACTAGCCATTGCTTTTAATTCATCAGATTCACCACTTACATCAGCATCTGGTGTTAATACTCTTCTATCATATGAATAAGATA